TAGATAGTCGGCGGCCGGCTTGCCTAATGCCTGGCTGCACAATGCGCGCGGCCATGGGGTAGGCAGGGCCAAGCCCATAGGTCCGTCAAAAACGTACGGGTCACGAACAATTTTTTTTATTGTGTAGAATAAAGCCACGTGCAACCAGCATGGAGAACACATGTTCCATTCAATACCATTTACACCGCGCAACGTGCAAGCGACAGAGTCACGCTTGAAAGCGGTGTACGACGCAGCCAAACTTGGCCTCAAAGGCGACACCCTAGCGCTGGCCGCTGGCATGCTCCCCGCCGAATACCGACAACTCACGCAACTTGACCCCGTTGTGGAAATGGCTGCGCAAAAAGGCAAAGCCGACGGCGAGATTGAAATGGCCAACATCATGCGCGCCGCAGCCTTAGAAGGCGACGCCAAGATGGCGCTAGAAGTTTTGAAACATCAGCACGGCTGGGTGGCCAAGCAAGCCATATCTGTCGAAGTGGATCAGCGCATATCCATCACAGGCGCGCTGGCCGAGGCAACCAAACGGGCCCTGACAATAGACGACGCAAATATCATAGAAGCACAAGTCAATGCAATCGACCATATACAGCGCTGAAGACGAACAAGAGTTAATGGCGCGTCTGTGGGCGCCAGCGATCAAGGACAACCCGTTAGCGTTTGTAATGTTTGCGTTTCCTTGGGGTCAGGCAGGCACACCGCTTGAGCATTTCAAAGGCCCGCGCAAATGGCAGCGTGAGGTGCTGACCCAGATCGCCGAACATATCAAGCAGAACCAAGGCAAGATAGACTTTGACACCTTGCGCACCGCCGTAAGTTCTGGCCGTGGTATTGGCAAGTCGGCCTTGGTCAGTTGGATCACAATCTGGATGCTGTCCACGCGGATCGGCTCAACAACCATTATTTCCGCTAACTCAGAATCTCAACTCAGAAGTGTCACATGGGCCGAGATTACCAAATGGCTGGCCACTGCTATCAATAGCCACTGGTTTGAGGTGTCGGCCACGCGGGTGATGCCGGCCAAGTGGCTCACCGAATTGGTCGAACGTGATCTTAAGAAAGGCACACGCTACTGGGGCGTGGAAGGCAGGCTTTGGTCAGCCGAAAACCCCGATGCGTACGCTGGCGTACACAACTTTGACGGTGTGCTGGTGGTGTTTGACGAAGCAAGCGGTATCGACGACAGCATCTGGGCGGTGACGGCTGGTTTCTTTACCGAGAACACGCCCAACAGGTTCTGGATGGCGTTTTCTAATCCGCGCCGCAATACAGGCTACTTTTACGAGACTTTTAACAGCAAACGCAACTTTTGGACGACCAAAGTGGTGGATGCCAGGACTGTCGAAGGCACAGATAAACAGGTATACCAGGGCATTATTGACGAATATGGGCCAGATTCTAGCCAAGCGCACGTCGAGGTCTACGGCATGTTCCCCTCTGAGGGCGACGACCAGTTCATACCGGCCCATTTGGTCGATGAGGCAATGAAACGTGAGAAATACCAGGATGCCAGCGCCCCGATTGTGATTGGCGTTGACCCCGCGCGCTTCGGCGCCGACGCAACGGTGATTGCTATCAGGCAAGGACGCGACATTGTGCGCATTGACAGGCACAGAGGCGACGACACCATGACGGTGGTGGGCTACATCATCGAGGCAATCGAGGAATTTAAGCCAACGCTTGTGGTAATTGACGAAGGTGGCCTAGGCGCCGGTATTGTCGACCGCTTGAAAGAGCAGCGCTACAAGGTCAAGGGCATTAACTTTGGGAATAAGTCTAAAAACCCCATCATGTACGGCAATAAACGGGCTGAAATGTGGGGGTCGATGAAAGATTGGCTTAAAACTGCTGCAATACCACTTGACAGATTTCTTAAAACCGATCTAATTTCGCCTATGATGAAGCCCGACTCTAAGGGCACGATTTTTTTAGAGTCAAAAAAGGACATGAAGGCTAGAGGCTTGGCCTCGCCTGATGCGGCTGACGCGATATGCGTGACTTTTGCGTATCCCGTGGCTCATCGTGAGTACAATGAGATTGTTAAGCGCCGGTCTTATGCCGGCAGCGCTGGGATTACAACTTCTTGGATGGGGTCTTAATGGCTAAGAAAAGCGTTTCATTATCTGTCGGGCGAGGCGAGAAGTTGCCGGTGTCTAAGGGCGCGGGCTTGACAGCCAAAGGCCGTGAGAAGTACAACCGTGAAACTGGCAGTAACTTAAAAGCGCCAGCACCTAATCCTAAGACCAAAGCCGACCAAGGCCGCAAGGATTCATTTTGTGCAAGAATGGGCGCAGTGGCAGCCAACGCCAAAGATGGCGAACGCGCTAAAGCAGCCCTTAAACGATGGAAGTGTTAGTATGAAAAAGCCCGGACTCTATGCCAATATCGCGGCAAAACGTGAGCGTATCAAAGAAGGCAGTGGCGAAAAAATGCGTAAGCCTGGCGCCCCCGGCGCACCAACAGCCAAAGATTTTAAAGAATCGGCTAAGACGGCAAAGAAAAAATGAGTTTTACCAAACCTATTGGCGTTGCGTATCTTGACCAAGATATTGATGGCGGCGTCATTGGAAAAACCAACCCCCAGTTTATGCGTGGCACTACGGTGTACGCCACCGAGGAGTTGGGTTATTGTTCGTGCGCTTTTGGTGAAGTAACTCAGTTGGTTAGCAAATCCACTGCTGTGACGCTAAACACTCCGACTGGGCGCATTACTATGGACGATGCGTCACTAGGCAATAATTCAACAGTCATTTTTCGCATGAACAACAGCACTATTAAAACCAATGATGTGTTAATCTTAAACATATCGGGCGGCGTGGCTGGCGTAGGTCAATATTTGGCGTATGTTGGCGATATTGGTACAGGCTATGCTGACATTGCATTGGCTAACCGCAAAGGTGGCGGCGGCTCTTTAAGTGAAGCTGTAAAAATCACCTTTAGCACTATCCATAACCGCGACGAATAAGGACAACTATGCCACTGGTTAAATCTAAAACACCCGAAGCCTTTCGCAAAAACGTGAAAGCTGAAGTTGCCGCAGGCAAACCCGTCAAGCAAGCCGTGGCCATTGCTTACTCGGTTAAACGCGAAGCTGCCAAACCCAAGGGTAAAAAATGAATTTCAAGCCGTTAAAAGATTGTGTTTTGATTGAGCAAGAAATTGAAAAGCAAGGATTGATTGTTGTGCCGCAGTCCAAACTGGCGCAGGGTTTTGTCCGAGCAGTTGGCCAAGGCAAGCGCACAGAAGATGGCGCTTTGATACCGATGGACATCCAAGTTGGCGATCATGTGCTGTTTGGTGAATTTTCTGGACAAAAAGTCAAGCACGAAGGTAAAGAATACCTTATGATGCGTGAACCCGATGTGATTGGAGTTTTTAATGGCTGATCCTACCGGCATCGTAGCCGCAGCAGCAGTCGCTGTTGGCGGTTCGGCCAGAGACAAAAGTAACGCCGACATTTTGGCGACTGCTAGGTCACGCCTTGACATGGCGATGTCTGCGCTTTCTGAGTCCCGTGAAGACGAAATTGACGACTTGCGCTTTTATGCTGGATCGCCTGACAACCAGTGGCAGTGGCCGGCCGATGTGCTGGCTACTCGCGGCGCGGTGCAGGGTCAAACAATTAACGCACGTCCCTGCCTGACAATCAACAAACTGCCGCAACACGTTCGTCAGGTGACGAATGACATGCGCCAGAATCGGCCAGGGGCCAAGGTTATTCCCGTAGACGACAAAGCTGACTTACAAGTTGCTGAAATCCTCAACGGCATGATTCGCCACATTGAATACATCAGCGACGCTGACGTTGCATACGACACGGCATGCGAGAACCAAGTGGCTTATGGCGAAGGCTACATTAGGCTGTTGACCGAATACTGCGACGACGACAACTTTAATCAAGACATTAAGATTGGCCGCGTTCGCAACAGCTTTTCGGTCTACATGGACCCGATGATCCAAGACCCAACAGGGTCAGACGCCAAGTATTGTTTTGTTACCGAAGATGTATCCAGAGAAGACTATGAGCGCATGTACCCCGATGCAGCGCCCATTACAACTTTGCAATCTTTGGGTGTAGGCGATCAGTCAATATCCAACTGGCTCAATGAAGACACAATTCGCATTGCGGATTACTACTACATTGATTATGACCGCACTACATTGAATTTGTATCCAGGCAACGCTACAGCGTTTGAAGGTACACCCGAAGACAAGATGCTTCGCCAAGCCTATGGCAAACCCAAGCGCACACGCGAATCTGACCGCCCCCGTGTTCGGTATTGCAAAATCAATGGGTATGAAATTCTTGAGCAAAACGAATGGGCTGGCAAGTACATTCCCGTGGTTCGCATTGTTGGCAATGAGTTTGAAGTTGACGGCAGAATCTACATCAGTGGCCTTGTGCGTAACGCCAAGGATGCCCAGCGCATGTACAACTACTGGGTTAGCCAAGAAGCCGAAATGTTGGCTCTGGCTCCCAAAGCACCGTTCATTGGTTATGGTGGCCAGTTCGAAGGTTATGAGGAAAAATGGAAGACGGCCAACACAAACAACTGGCCTTATTTGGAAGTCAACCCCGATGTGACCGACGGCCAAGGCAGTGCATTGCCGTTGCCCCAACGTGCCCAGCCACCAATGGCTTCGTCTGGTTTGTTGCAGGCCAAAGCTGGCGCATCTGAGGACATCAAGTCCACAACGGGCCAGTACAACGCATCATTGGGTCAAGGCGGTAATGAGCGTTCTGGCAAAGCCATTCTTGCGCGTCAGCGTGAGGGCGACGTAGGTACTTACCACTATGGTGACAACTTGACTCGCGGCGTTCGCCACATTGCCCGTCAATTGGTTGATCTGATCCCTAAGATTTACGATACCCAGCGTATTGCCCGCATTATTGGGGAAGACGGCGTGACCAAGATGGTTAAGATTGATCCAGAGCAGGAAATGCCGGTGCGTGAAATACGCGACCAAGAGGGCATTTTGATTGACAAGATTTATAACCCTGGTGTCGGTAAGTACGACGTTGTGGCTACAACGGGGCCGGGCTACGCTACCAAGCGCCAAGAGTCACTTGAGGCAATGGGCATGTTGTTGCAGGGCAACCCGCAGCTGTGGTCAGTGGCTGGTGATTTGTTTGTGAAGAACATGGATTGGCCTGGGGCGCAAGAAATGGCCAAACGTTTTGCCAAAACCATTGATCCGAAGTTCCTCAGTGACGGTGAAGACTCGCCTGAGTTGCAGGCAGCCCAGCAGCAGATTCAAGCAATGAGCCAACAAATGGATCAATTGGTTGGAATGATTGACAATGTAAACAGTTCTGAGATTGTTCGCACAAATGAGATCAAAGAGTTTGAAGCCATGATTAAGGCGTATGCGGCTGAGACACAGCGTATTTCTGCTGTTCAAGCCGGCATGTCGCTAGAACAAATTCAAGATATTGTGATGGGCACAATTAGCGGCATGATTACCAGTGGTGATCTTGTAAGCGAGATGCCCGGCCGTGACCCAATGGGCGGTGAGATGATGCCACCTGAAATGATGCCGCCCGAAGGAATGCCACCACAAGGAATGCCACAATGAAAGCCGCTGAATTTATAGGTTTGTTGTTTTTAGCTAGGGATGTCACTCACTCGGTGCATCTGAACACACGCAGCTATTCCAAACATAAAGCGCTGAACATTTTTTATGAACGCATTGTTGGTGCAGCCGATGACTTTGCTGAA